CAACTTCAATGCTCTCGATGGAGAAACATTAGGTATCGCTTATATGGGAGTTGAATTAGATGAAGAAGGATGGCCGATGGTTTCTGATAAGCATGAAGATGCTGTTACTCATTATTTACAATTTATGATGATATCAAGAAAATATTATAATGGTAAAGTTCCTCAACACGTATTTTTTAATTCTGAAAAAAGATGGAAAGACTTATGTGCTCAAGCAAGAGGAGATGATGAAATGCCAACTCCAGATGAGTTAAACTACCTTGCAAATATGTGGAATCAATTATTACCACTTCCTAATAAAAACTTATTTTAATGGCAGCAGGAAAGCAATCAGTAAACTCATTTCAAGAAGGAATGAAGCAAGATATTGATATTTTGCTATCAAACAACAAGTCTTATCGCTATTCAATGGGTGGTAGATTAATGTACAATAAAAACGGAACATATTCATGGGAAGTAGAGAACGGGAATAAGCCTTCTTTTACTATGCTTCCTGATGATAATAAAGAAACTAATACTTACTATCCTATTGGTGATGCTGGTAATAGTGATATTAGAATCATATTTACATATGACCCTATTGCAAATTATAGTGAGATAGGGATATTTGCTATTAATGATGACGGTGAGGGTGTGTATAAAACACTTTTCAATGATAAGAATGATCCTTATCTTGACCGTTTAAATTTTAAAATGGAGAATCAGATAGAAGCTCGTTTTCTATTTGAGAACGATAGTACTATTAGGGTTTATTGGGTTGACGGTGTAGAGAACAATAGTAATCAGCCAAGGGTGTTTACATTCAAATATGATAGAACTATTGGAAACGCTTCTAATGTTACTGCTTATTCTGCTGTAACAATAAGTGTACACGCCATAAACTCTCAGGCTGAATTTGATATGGGAATTATTAAGTATGTTCAAAAAATAAATGGTGGTATTCTAACTGGTGTTTATCAATATACTTATAGTCTTGGAACTAATGATGGATATAATACTCCTTGGTATCCTTTATCAAGAGATGTTTTTGTTACTTCTGACGATATAAGTAATAATAACTGGAATGATTATGAAATGGAGGGTTCTGGCATTAGTACCTCTAAAGGCAATAGGATTGAGATAAAAGGAATTGACCAAAAATATGACAAAATTAGAGTAGCTTATGTTTATAGTGTAGCTGAAAATACAACTAATTCTGCAAGTATTTTTTCTCAAGTAGTAATTACTTCTGATACAATGACATTTGACCATGTTATTAATCAAGGAGAGCCATTGCTATTAGATGAGATTGCTGCTATATTTTCGGGGATAAGAGCTGCAAAGACATTAAATGTAAAAGATTCAACTCTTTATTATGGAAACATAAAAGAAGGTGTTATAGGAAGTTATGATACAGAAGCTATTCTTGCTAACGTTACTGTTAAGCCTATGTTTAAGGATATGCGTTCTGATACTAAGGGGTTTTCAGATGAGGGTGGTTATGAGCGAATTGTAGAGCCTCCTGTCACTCATGCTAATCCTTTAAGCGGAACTACAACTAAAGTTCTTCATGGGGGTGCTGGTGGTTCGGAGGTTTATACTATAAATTCAGATTACGTAAATTATAAAGGAACACAAGTAGACCATTTGTATTCAGGATATTTTAGGGGAGAAACATATAGATTCGCTCTTGCTTTTTATGATAAATTAGGATTTCCTCAATTTGCTGTTCATTTAGCTGATGTTAAATTCCCTGAACAATGTCGTAATACATTTACTGCAAATAGAGTTACTGTTCTTGATGCTGTTGTAGATGTTGCTTCAGGTGGTGGTGTATTGCCTGAAGCTGCTTGGCCAACAAACAACTTTGGAGATTATACTTCGACTCCTGTTCTTGATGGAGAAAATACGGGTAATGGTGATTACTCTCATATCAGAATAATGGGATTAGAGGTAAGTGGTATTGATATTTCTTCTATTTCAGGTCTTATATCTGGATTTAAAATTGTTAGGACAGAACTTGATAATACTATTATTACTCAAGGATTAGCATACCCTACTGTAGCTATGGGAACTGTAACTAAGATATCTCCAATGACAACACAAGAATGGATTGACCAAGGAACTGGAAATTCTCCTGATTCATCCACTCCTGTTGGGGATATTATTCTTGATGGTGGAGAATATGACGGTACAACAACGCAGGGATGGTCAGGTGGAACTACAACAAAATATAAAGTAAGGCCTTCTTTTATGTCTTTTTATGCTCCTGATTATGATTTTGATAGCAATAGATTACCAACTGTTCAATCTCAAGACAGATTAAGATTAGTCGGTGGTTGCTATACTGCTAATCCAGATGCTGATTCTTCAGGAATACCAGCGTTTTTAACTTCATATACGTTAGATGGAGTTAGATTTAATAGTTTTGTACAAAAAATGTATTATTCAAAAAATACATTTCATGATGATGCTAATATTGAGCCATATCCAGCGTACTTATCTGACACTCCTATAGAAAATACTTTTACTCTTAATATTGGTGGAACAAAAGCAGCATACGATACAGGAGATCCCACTCTTACATTATATAATGATAGTCAAATTATAAACTATCCTCCTTTGTTAGAAAACCCATCAGATGAGCATAGGAGCTGGGGTAAGGGAAAAACTATTTTTTATAAAATAGGAAATTTTGGTGGAACAGCACCTTCCCCAATGTATAACGCTAATACATTAACTGGACAGCCTTTACCGGTTCCTGCTTTGGGTGGAGAAAATACGGGAGTCTTTATATGCAATTATGTAAGACCTGATTCTGGTGTTTATGGTGGCTTGTCATTAAGTGCTTTAGAAAGAAATATATTTTTTGGAACAGGTCACTTTCAGCCAATAGGTAATCCAACTTTTACTACTCCCGCTAACAATATCTTTAATTCAATAGAGGTTTGGGGTGGAGATTGTTATTTGGATTACTTTGGATTCTTGAAAAATTATTCAAGAATGGAAGGTACTGACTGGGATAATGATCCTCGTGATTATAATATAGGAGTTGTTTTTCCTTGGGAAAGTAAGTTAAACCACACATTAAGGCAAGCTCTTTCTCAAGATAACCCTATATACACTGACATAGGTTCTCGTTGTTGGGAAAATTATGTTACTGGAAGTTTAATCTCTGACTTTAATGGTCTTTTTCATTTTGATTCTGGTAATGAATTAATAGAAGAATTTAATTTTAATCCTGTTTTATTAAGAGAGGAGTTAATTCAGTTTTATACACCTAAGCCAATTAACTTTGGAGATAATACTCGATTTCCTGTTCGTTGGAGGTATAGTATAAATAAGGTTTACGGTGATCCAGTTGATTCTTGGAGAACCTTTCAGGTAGATGATTTCATTGATATTAATGGAGAATATGGCGAGATAACCTCATCTCTTTATATTTTCAATCAAATATATTCTTGGCAGTTGTCTGCTTTTGGTAGGTTACGTGCTTCTGACAGAGCTTTAATTGAGTCTCCTAATGCGGGAACTCTTACTACTGGGGTTGGGGATAAACTTGATGGAGTAGATTATATATCTACAACAGACGGTAATCAACATCAGTGGAGTTTATTTTCATCAGGCAAAGCTGCTTATTGGATTAATGTAGATATGCATAGGATTATGCGATTTGCTCAAGACGGTAAAGTTGCTCTTGACCAGAACTATGGTCTTGTTGATTTTTCTAATGAAGTTTTTGGTAAGTTTCAGAACATTGATAATCCAGCTTGGGATGGTGGAATAACAGGTAGGTTTGATTTTGGAAATAATGACGCTGTATGGTCTTTAGTTTACGATAAATATACTTATCAAAACTCTAATCTTTTCGTCAATTCTATAGTTACTGAAAATGCCTCTACGGTATATGATAATAACTCAACCATATTCTTTAGTTATACAGGTCTCGTTGGTCCTCTTAAAGGAGTGTTCTTTCCAGAGGGTAAAACCATATACAATGAGAATAACAATGCTGTTTATTACGTGTGCTCTAATGATACTTCAAATGTTTTTGGAATATACACACAGAACTATAATGGGATTCCTACAGAGTTAACTGAAGTACAACCTGGTGAATGCTATAGAGTTCGTAGAAATGATAATAAAGAGCCTTGGACAGCTGAGTTAGTTGACAGAAAATATGCTACTCCCGAACCTCATACTTTATCTTTTAATGAGAACTTAAATGTATTTCAAAGTTTTCATCCTTGGAAAGCAAATTACTTAATGTCTCATAAGGATAAGTTAATTTCTACGAGTGTTGAGCGTGCTGCAAATCCTTTCCAAAATAGATATTGGATTCACGATAACAGAATGGCTAAGAATAACTTTTATGCTCAAGAGTTTAAAGCTGTATTATCTTCTATTATTTCTGAGGGCCCAATGCTTCAAAAGATATTTGATGATGTAAGGGTTAATGTAAATTTAGAGGGTTCTGAGAAAATGATTACGTTCCTAATGGAGACAGAAACTCAAAGTTATTATTTCGATGTACAGACTGATACAAGGCAGAAATACTTAGAAGATGTATTAAGATTTCCTATAAGAACTAAAATACAGAAAGATCGTACAAGAGGTAAGCACTTAAGAGCTACCTTTGAATTTGTAACAAATTCGTTTAAATCAATAAGAATGACTAATTTAGTAACATTCTTTAGAAACTCAAATAGAATATAATGG